ATTAACTAATAGTGGTACAGCAACTGGCTTCGGTTTATCTTTTTGTACAACTGCAAAAACTTCTCCATTTACAGCTACAGCTAATAAAGGTTTTTTAATTAATACAGGATCAGCAGTTACAGTAACTTTACCAGCTTCTCCAAGTGCTGGTGATGAATTAATAATTGTAGATCAAACAGGTCAAGCGTCAACAAATAATATTACATTAGGTAGAAATTCAAGTAAGATTAAAGGTGCATGTGCAAATGGAATAATAAATACAAATAGAGGTGGTGTAAGATTAGTATATTCAGGCGCACCACAAGGTTGGATAACAGCAACAGCAGGTAATGATGCAAGTGTTAATCAACCTTATTCAGTAAATTTTTTAGTAGTAGCAGGAGGAGGTTCTGGTGGGTCAGTTTATAATTCTGGAGGTGGAGGTGCTGGAGGATATAGAACTTCTACACAAGTAGTTAATTCAGGAAATACAATTACAGTAACAGTTGGTGCAGGTGGTGCCGCTGTTGGACCTGGGTGTAGTGGAGGTAATTCAGGTTCAAGTTCAACAATATCAGGAACAGGATTAACAACAATAACTTCTGCTGGAGGTGGTGGAGCTGGTGTTAGAGATTCAGCTGGTGCTAACGGAGGTTCAGGTGGAGGAGGTTCTTCAGGTTCATCTGCTGGTGCTGGAGGTTCAGGTAACACTCCCCCAGTATCTCCAAGTCAAGGAAATGATGGTGGTGATTCTATTGTTTCTGGTCCTAGTTATGGTGGCGGAGGTGGTGGAGGTGCTGGTGCAGTAGGTGCTGATGCTACAACCTCAGCGGCAGGAAATGGTGGTGCTGGTACAGCTTCATCTATTACAGGTTCATCTGTAACAAGAGCTGGTGGAGGTGGTGGTAATTCACAACCTGGAGTTACTGCTGGTACAGGAGGAACAGGAGGAGGAGGTGCTGGAAATTCATCAGATAGTTCAACTGCTACTTCAGGAACTGCTAATACAGGAGGTGGAGGTGGTGGCACTAGAGCAAATGGTACATCAGGAGCAGGAGGTTCAGGGGTTGTTATATTAAGTGTGCCTACATCAGATTATTCAGGTACAACTACAGGAACTGTTTCAGTATCAACATCAGGAAGTAATAAAATCTTAACCTTTACTGGTTCAGGAAGTTATACAACTTAAAATGACAACTATAAAAGTAGATAAAATAACTCCAGGAAGCGGAACATCAACTGCTTTAGGAGAAAGTGGAGATACATTTACTATTCCATCAGGAGTAACTTTTTCTAATTCAGGTTCATCAAATTTAGGTGATGCTTTATCATATTGTACAACAACAAAGTCAGCTTCTTTTACAGCAGTTGCAAACAAAGCATATTTTGTAAATACATCTGATGGTACACCTTTTTTAAATTATGCAACAACAGTAGCTTCAGGAACTTTATATGTAACAGGAGGAACAGGTAATGCTTATTTTTTAGGTGGTTCAAGAAATATGGCTTTGACATTATTAAAAGGTAGAACATACAGATTTACACAATCTGATAACACAAATGATGGACACCCTTTAATAATTTCAACATCAAACTCTGGAACACTTTCAACTTTTATTGCAGGTATAGTTTCATCAGGAGTAAGTTATTATTTAGATGGAGCAAGTAATCAAACTAATTATATAAACACTACACCTTTTAATGCGGCAACAACTAGATACATAGAATTTAAACCACCAGCAACAGGAACATATTACTTTGGTTGTTATATTCACGGAATAGGAATGGGTGGTGCTATTACATCACAAGAATTAACAGTCACTTTACCAAGCAGTCCAACAGTAGGAACAGAAATGTTAATTATTGATTCTACTGGTGATGCTTCAACAAATAAAATTTTAATAGGTCGTGGAGGTTCTAAAATAAAAGGGTCTTGTACTGATGCTGAATTAATTACAGACAGAGTTGGAGTAAGAATGATTTATTCAGATGCTAGTCAAGGTTGGATTACAGTTACGAGTGCTAATGAAACTGCACCTGCTTTAGCACAAAATTCATATATTACTGCAACTGGTGGAACTATCACAACAGTATGTTCAGATTATAAAGTACACACATTTACATCAGATGCAAATTTTGTAATTACTTCAGGTTTCGGAACTTTATCAAATTTAGATTATCTTGTTATAGGAGGAGGTGGCAGTGGAGGTGTTGGTTGTGGAGCTGGAGGTGGTGCTGGTGGTTTCAGAGAATCAAAATCTGTCCCAGTATCAGGAAGTTGGACTGCAAGTCCTTTAGCTTCTTCAACATCACTTGGTCCATTTAGTCCAGGAACTTATCCTGTAACGATTGGTGCAGGTGCAGCAGGTAAAACAATTAGCTCTCCATATACTCCTGGAATATCAGGTTCAAATGCAGTTTTTTCAACAATAACTTCTGCTGGGGGTGGTGCTGGTGCTGGTTCTCAAAATTCAACTCCAGGAACAGTAGGCACTGCAGGAGGTTCAGGAGGTGGAGGAGATTCACGAAGTGTAGGTGGGGCTGGTAATACACCACCAGTTAGTCCATCACAGGGAAACAATGGTGGTAATGGTAATAGAAACGCTTCACCAAATCCAAAAAATGCAGGTGGTGGTGGAGGTGGAGCAGGTGCAGTTGGAGGAAATGCTCCTAATTGTGCTGGAGGTACAGGAGGTGCAGGAATAGCAACTTCAATAACATCATCAGCAGTTACTAGAGCAGGTGGTGGAGGAGGTGCTTGGTCTAATGGTTCTTCAGGTTGTAATGGAGGTTCAGGTGGTGGTGGTAAAGGCGGTTTTCCTGGAGGAGGAGCAGTTGCAGGAACTACAAACACAGGTAGTGGGGGTGGAGGTGGAGGTTGTTCAGGAACAACTGGCGCTGGAGGAAGTGGTTTGGTTATAATAAGATATAAATTTCAATAAAATAAATATTGATTAAACATTAAAAAAACGATATAGGAGAAAGATATGGCACATTATGCAAAATTAGGAATAAATAGTAAAGTTATAGCAGTACACGTTGTAGCTGATTCAGACTGTCAAAATGCTGATGGTATTGAAGATGAAGAAGTAGGAAGACAGTTTTTGGAAAATATCCATAACTGGCCTCTTTGGAAAAAAACATCTTATAATACACAAGGCGGACAACACAAAGATGGTGGAACAGCTTTAAGAGGTAACTATGCTGGTATAGGTATGACTTATGATGAGGACAATGATATTTTCATTGGTAAAAAACCTTATACAAGCTGGGTATTAAATGTATCAGAAGCTAGATGGCAATCACCAATAGGTGATGCACCTGAATTATCAGAAGCAGAAGCAGAAACGCACATATATAATTGGAATGAAACAGATCAAAGTTGGGATAAAGAAGAACTATAATCTGAATTAATTTATGAAAAAGGTGGTACTTTCAGAAATAGATATTATTACTGGAACAATTGATTGTCCAAAAGGTTTTGAAATAAATCGTGATAAGATTAAAAACGATATAATTACATCATATATAAATCAAGAAAGAATAAGTAATAATGAAAAAAATTATTCTTATAATGATTACAAAGTACCTTTTTCACAACCTTTACAATGGTATAAAGATTATTTAAGAGATCATTTTAAATTAACACATAATAAGACATTAATACCAAAATTAGACTTTGGAATTATTCTAGAAAAAAAACAGAAATCACATACAAGAAATTTAGTAGAACCTTTAGATTTATTACACGCACCTGATTATACTTGTATTTATGGTGTAGATATTGATGATGAAGAACAACTAGAAGTAGTAATACTTTATGATGATAATAGACGAGTTAATAGAACTTGGCATTTACCTTTACAAAATAATGGATATATAATATTTCCTAGTACGCAAAGATTTTTTATAAATGAAAGTAAATCAAGCAAACTACAAAGTATATTAATATCTACTTATGAATATATCTAATTACTACTGGTATTTTCAATCAGCTATACCCACAAGAATTTGTGATATGATAGTCCAATATGGCAAATCAGAAAAAGAAAAAGAAGTTATGGCTATAACAGGTGGTTTTGGTAGAGATAGGGATTTAAGTAAAACACCATTAA